AAGGAAAACGTAATTAATATAGATGGTGTTAAAATATCAGTTAGACCGTTTAGTTTACGCAGCCAAATAAAAGGAAACGTACAACGGTTCCATCAAATGCGTATGCAGATGATCTTAAATGACGACCTAACAGATAAAGACAAAGCAGCAATGTTTGACGAAGCACTGGTCCATGCAAGTGCTGTCAGTGTACAACTGTGTGCTGATAACATCGTAAGTGTTGAAATTACACAAGACAACGGAGAATTACTCGTGGTTGACAGTGAAGATCACATATATGAATGGGTTGAAAACATGGAAAGCACTGTTTACGAAAAGGTTATAACACGTATTCGTAAGCTGAGTGATCCACGTATTGACACTGATATTAGCTTGACATGTACTGAATGTCAACACGCATACAAAACTAAGTTGGAGTTAGATCCTGTAAATTTTTTCACCTAAGGGCAATTAGAATGTCAGCCCTAGAGCTGAACGACTTTACAAAAGATCTAATTGTCCAGCAAGAACAACTCGAACAGAATCTAATGGAATTAGCCGTGTACGGCAATGGGAGTGTCACATACAATGACCTTCTACAGATGTCTGTGGGTAGTGTTAGACGATTATCATCTATCATCAGCAAGAAGATCAAACAGGATAAAGGTATAACAGAATCCAATATGTTATAATCATCTTGTTTACGTTGTCTAACGACAACGGATTTATTCATTTCATTCATAAATCATTTTTTAATATTTAGAAGTTATTATCTTTAGCTTTACCATGATGTCAGTCACACTTAGCCTGATTAAGGCCAAGTGCATCTGAAAAACTTTACCAGTCAATACTGCCACACTACATCTCGAAAAACCTTTTAAACGTAAGGTAAGGGCGGTTGTGCGGTACCCTTTTACAATCTGCTTACAACGCAGGAACATAGATGGCCAGATGTAGCGACCAATCTACTACCCGTGAGTTCCAATAGTCAGGAGAGCTCACTCATTTTGGTTTGTCAAACCAACGCATAGACTGCAACACACCACGCCATCGACATCAGCTCACGCTGGCAGATTCTTGGTGAGTCGAGCTTCCTCGACCAAACAAAGTTGCTATAATGATTTAAAGTTGATATTAGCCTGAGTTTTTGCGTTGCTCTAACAGACGTTGTCTTAATATATTACTGCCACCAACTCTTACGTTGATGATACCGTTGTAATATTCATCTGTTTCAAGCACACTTCGATCGAACTGCTCTTTTGCTTCCAAATAGCTTAGTTCGCCTTTGCTTTCGCAATAATAAATTATTTCACGTGTGAATTTGTCTTCGCCTAGTGTAGCAACATCCTCATTAAGTTTGTCGCTTGAGCCCCAATAAGTGCGCCAGTCACTTTCTTTAGTACTGCGTCTCTTATTTTTTCTGCCTTTGAGTGGTTTTTTAGTTACTTTGAATCTTGCCAGTTTTTTGCCGATATATTTTTTGCCATTTGTGGTGTTAGTGATGATGTAGACAAAGCCTACACATGTTTCAGGAAGTTCATTTACTACTGATCCATTATATTTCCATTCACTACTTACCACGTTTACTCATTTTTTCCAATGTGTGTATACCAACTTCGCTGATATCCTGTACCTTTTTATGTCCTGTATAACGCTTCCTGATAACTTTATCAGAAGGTCGTTCATATATAGCACTAAACTCATCTTCGCTGAACACACCAGTGTTAGTTAATGTACTTATATAATCACTTGTTAAAGAGCTGGTATCAATGGTAATACTGCTATTATCACTCATATCAAAATCACTCATGTGACTATAACTGTCGTGTGTTACAACTTTAGATGATGGTATGTTAAGTGTAACACCAGTATCTAAGTCTGTCAATACTATATTTTCTAAATCGTCATCTTTATTCTTCGACATAATCTGTATCCGCATTAAATGTTGTAAACCCATTTTCTTTCAGTACTTGTAGTGTATGACTTACTCGTCCTACAAGTTCGTCTCTGTGACTGATTAGGAATACATTTTTGTTTCTTTCACGCACTATCTTCTTTAGTACGCCTAATGATGCTTCTACACCATTGCTGTCCATGCCTGAGTCTACTAGTTCGTCAATTGCCAAAAAGTTAATAGGTGTATTCATACTTTCAAATACATCTCTAAATGCCCATGATAAGCCAAGTATAAGCCTGTTGCGTTCGCCTCTAGATAAGTTGTCGAAGTCCAGTTCTCTGCCAAGCTCTGTAATTTCTACAGTTAAGTCTGGTTGGAATTGTACTTCATGTGGGAGCCCGAGTTTAGTTAAGTAATAGCCAAGTCTTGTGTTTAAATATGATAAGTTTTGTTCAATAATACGTTTGCGGATAAAGCTATCCTTGTTCGTCAACAGTTTCATTAGAAAGTCCTGGTGGTCTCGTAGGATATTTAGATCATTAATTCTATCCCACGATACCTCCTGGATACCTGATTCTTGCAATGCATCAATCTGATCTGTATACGGATCAGTTTCAGACTTTTTAAGATCAAGTTGACCTTCAAGTTGTACAACTTTGTTACGATGGTCATGTGCATCAGCAATGTCATCATAAAATGTACTAGGTGCAGTGCCGATTTCACCTAGTTCTTGTAAAGCAGTATTATGCTCACCTAGTTGAATTGCGTTAGCAGAAATATGATCAACTGCCTCCTGACGCTGCTCTTGTTTTGATTTGAGAATTTCTTCTTGCTTTGTGTCGTGCATATCTTGTCCACAAGCATAACACTTGTGGTCTGTTAGCAGACCAATTTCTTTTTCTAGCTTCTCGACTAGCTTACCTTGTTTTTTATCATCAGCTTCAATTGATTTTAACAACGCTTGAAGCTGTGATTGTTGCGATATTTTACTACTGTGTGTAACTAATTCTGCATGCGCAGAAAGTTCAGTATTAATATCAAGATGCTCTAGTTCGGCAATCGCCTGTTCAAAAGCAATCGTATCATTGACTTTCTTCTCTTCCCAAACTCGTCTCCGGCGCTCTAAGTCTTTAATACTTTTAGCAATAGTTAAGTTTGCTTCTTCGACGCCTTTGATACGATATTCTTCTTCTTTGATGGAGTCTTTCGTTTCTTTCATTTGATCTTTAAGTACAGTGGCCTTTTCGCTCAACATTGTAATACCCAGCAATTGCTCGATAATAGCACGTTGATCATTAGGACGCATACTTAAAAATGGCTCAGTGTATGTGTTAAGGCACACAATATGTTTAAACATATCATGGCTCATACCCAATAGCTTTTCTATTTCTTGTTGTGAAAGACGTCCAACGCCCTGACTTTCATCTGTAGCGTCATCATGAAAGTCATGGTTGTTAACTACAAACTTGAAAATATTTGGCTTTCGTCCACGTTCAATACGGTACTCAGTTCCATTTACATCAAAGTCTACAGTAACTAACATGCCTTTGTTGTTAGTTTTGTTAATCAAATTATCCTTGCGAATATTTGTTAGTGCGTTTCCATATAGCGCATAACTTAATGCGTTAATGATTGTTGTTTTTCCAGTACCATTACGGCTACCGTCACCTCCTAGATCAACATTGTTGCCCAGTACAAGTGTTAGTCCTGCGTCATCAAACCGTACGGCTTGCGTGACGTTACCAACACTCATGAAGTTTTTAATGGTTACGTTTCTAATATTAATCATAAGTTCGCATATATATCCATAAGAATTTTACTGTTTATCAGTTCGCTATCAACAGCTTTAAGTTGATTATACACTATCTGGTCCACATTTTCAACCTCTATTTCGTTGTCTGTTTTCCAGTCAGTAGCATGTTCTTCTTTCTTAGCAGGCAGTAAACTAATCTCTCTAAGACTGTATTGTTTTGCAAAAGTCTCTTTGATAAAGTTTGCCTCCTCATAACTGATAGACACATCAAGTGTAACACGACAATAGGTGTTTTCACTCAAGTAGCGATCTGGGTCGTCTATCAGTTTACTTAGCGGTAGTGTTCTATACTTAGGGCCATCTGTCCAGTTTATGTACTCTGGTTCACCTCCCCAATTAAGTATCATCATGCCACGATCGTCGTCCCATGCATCTGCATAGTTGTGTGGAAACGGACTACCCAAGTAATGAACACTGCCGTTGTTTTGTCGTTTGTGGAAGTGTCCACTAAACACGTATTCAGGACCGTTAAAGTGTTCAGCTTTAAGTCCTCCGTGGTCCGGCATAGTAACCATTGCGTTCATTTTAAAAAATGGAAGTTCAAAATGCCCAAACACATAACGGTTCTTGAGCTTATTCATCTTCTTCCACTCATCTTCAACAAGCCAAGGCACAAGACTAACACCATCCCGTTCAACCATTTTATCATTGATAATGTGTACATTATCATGTAAATCAGCATACGGAATACTGTGTATTTCACGCTTTTCTCTGTAGTATAAGTCGTGGTTTCCCATAATCATATACACATTTTCAAACGCTTCACTCAATCTCTTAATGTTTGGCACAGTATAATTTAGTGTACTAACATTAACACTGGCACGATGATGGTGCCAATCGCCTAGGAATATACATGTTTCACATCCAGCCTCTTTGGCCTTTTCAATAAACCAATAGATAAATCTTTCACAATCATCATTGTGTTGACGACTATTGTTTTTGTTTCCAAAATGTATATCTGTAAAACATGCAACCTTATTGAAGAATTGGCTCATAATACGTTATATCCTGCATCTTTCATTTCTTGTTCCATTTTATCATGGTAATCTGACTCTTTGGTCTCTCTTGCTTTACGCTGAGCTGTTTCATCGTCAATTTGACGTGTGAAGCTGGGTGTTTGTCCTGCTTGTTGTAGCAAGTCATCACGTAAGTTTTGGTTACGTTTTTCCAAATTAAGCACCCTAGTAAAGCTATTTGTAATAGCCGCTGTGTAATATGCAAACGGATTCTGCGATTTTGACTCATCAAAGTACAAACCAATCTGTGATAGTTGTACCAATGCGTGACTACGCATCTCATCTACATATGTGTACCCACGCCAGTTACTGCGCATACTATAACGTTGACACAACATCATCATCATGCTTGCTAGTTTTTCTGTAATAC